CATTTTATTAGTAATAATACTTTGGGATTTCTCTCCCTGATGTATTATTTATCAGTATTATTCTTCAATAACTTTTGAAGTTCTGCTGTTGATCCAACAAACAATGCATTGTTAACTGTTGTAGGTCCTTTTTTGACTTGCTCTTCATTAACATCTTTAAGTTTCTGTTGAAGAGTCATTAGTTTATCTGTGGCATCAGCAACATTTTTAATTAATTGACCAGCAACCTCATATGCTCTAGGCATTTCACTTTCTTGAGCAAGTTCTAAGATACCATTGATTGCCTCTTGTCCCTTTTCAATAATAGAATAAAGATTACCTCTAGTATATTCATAATCTTTCTCTACATCATCTTTGGTAAGGTGAGCAGGTTTCTCCTTACCTGGTGTAATGTCTATGATACTATCATCTGTCATAACAGTCCACCATCAAAACCAAAGTTATCACCAATATCGATGAACCCAGCGTCAGATGCCTGAATTCCAGAGACTGGTGCTCCTAATACATGATTACTTGGTGTTGTCTTGTCTTGTCCTCTCTTAACAGTAAGTTTATTTCCATCAATAGATACAACAAACATTTCTTCTTCACCAACAGTAATATACTCTTTTGCAGTAACTGCTGTGCCATTAGCAACACTAATTATAGTTTCTGTGGTATCAACATCCTCAGCAAGTTCTGTAATTACATTACCTGTGTAATTCTTAGTTGCTCTTGGAACAACACTATATGAAACATCTCTAGTGTATGCTTGACCTGATGAAGTCCTCTGACCAGATACATAACCAACTTGAACTTTTCTAATAACATCATTAGAGACGTCACTGATTGGTCCATAAAGATTAGTCTTTGCAATAAATCTTAGAGTATAAACAAGTGCTCTTCTAGTATCAAAATTACCCTCATAATCGTCCACCATAGATACACTTTCAAGTTGAACAGGAACATTTACAACTTCTTTAAGTTCACCTAAAAGTTTAATTGGCAATGTATATGATGGTTGGAAATATGGTAAAATTTGCTCTACAATTTGTAAGGCGTCATCATTCAATTTTGTCATAATTGAAAGTTCAAACCCCATGTTATATGGAACAGGCATAAAAACTTTTTTAGTCTTTGTGCCTGAAGTAGTTACAGGGTGAAATGCTTGAGTTTGAGTTGCCTTTCTAGCTGGATCATACTGAAGGTCAATAAATTCAAATGACATTCTAGGTAGTGTCATTTGAACTGGTTTATTTAAATCTGCTTGCTGTTCCAATCTAGCAAGAAATTTTTGTGTAGGACCATATGCTAATGGAACTTTTACCACACTAAATGTATCATCATTAGCATCTTTCTTGTGAATCTCAATTCCATTAAAGAGAGATCCAAAAGCAATGATTACTGATCTAAAGATTTCATTGTAAAAATGTTCAAACATTTTCCTACTTTTTTTTTCTATTTATTAAGGCATCCCAAAGGGATTAGTTTTGGTAAAGTCAATGATTGCATCTGCTTTAACCTCAATATTATCATTATCTGCAAATGGATCATTTATATCATCTTTGTTGACAAGTCTGACAGCAAATGATGCTCCAGATTCAGAACCAACAATATTTTCACCAACTAGGAATGCTCCATCAACTATAGACACCTCAAGAGTATTGTTAGAAGCATTATATTCTTTTACTCTTGCTGTGGTTCCAGAACTTGATCCTGTTACAATTTCATTGAAAATATAACTTCCTGTAGCAACGCTTGCTGGAGGTGCAGCAAAGGTCAAAGTTGGAGTGCTTGTATAACCACTACCAGGATTAACAATAAATGCAGAGGTAACAATACCTGCTGAGTTAATACGTCCTACACCAGTGGCAGTTATACCTCCAGATGGAGGAGCAGAGAATGTAATTGTTGGATTTTCAATATAACCAGAACCAGCACCAGTAATTGTGATTGCAGATACACTTGTATTTGTTGCTAATCCAGTGGTTGCTGTTGCCCCATCACCTCCACCACCACTTATTACAATGGTAGGTGCAACTGTATAACCAGAACCAACATTAGAAAGTAAGATTGCTCTTACAGTTCCTCCCTTAGTTCCATCACAACCAACAAAGTCATTAGTTATAGATGCTATACCCACAGCAGTGACACCTCCTGGAGGAGCAGATGAGAATCCCACTGTTGGTGCTGATGCATATCCAGCACCCATGTTTGTTATTACAGGAATGGTAATTCCACCAGTCACTGTGCTTGCTGTTCCAGTAGCTGTTATTGCCTGACCAATCAGAGTCAAGGTCTGTATATACCCAATCTGTTCAATCTCATCATCAATGGTTTCTACACCTGTATCAATAACCTCATCATCGTATCTGTAGAGTTGAAGACTGAGGGTATAGACATAGTTCTTTTGTAGTTGATAAAATGGTTGCTCATGTTCAACATAGTTAATCTCAAACAACCTATCACCAAGTGGGAAATAAACCAAATCACCTTCTTTTGGTCTAGATGCTAACTCAATGTTAGCAATATTTTTAATCAGTGGTGTGATATATCTTTCGTATCTGTCTCTAGATATGATTAATTTAAGATCATCTTGTTCCTGAATACCAAACTTTGATAGTAAAGTTCCTTGACCACCATACCCATCATAACTATCAAGATATGCCTCAAGAGGATAAGCGTCAGTAAATTCAGATTGAATAACTTCTTTAATTACAGTATTTTTTGTTACATATCTTCTGGGGATGTAAAAAATCTCAATACCATACATCTGCAATTGTTCATTAACAAGACTTTGTATGAGATTTTGCTCTTGCTTAGAGTTGTTTAGAAAGAATGGATTGAGCATGATATCAACCTATCATATCAAATGGAGGCAACTCATATCTACTTAGCATCTCTACTTTTATTTCATCAAGTTCTCTTTGTGCATCATCATAAAGTTGTCTTCCATTAAACTCAACTCCACCAGGAAGTTTTACACCAGTAAATTTAATTAAGTTTTGACCCCACTGTCTTTTAATTAAAGCAGTCAAATATCTCTTGAGGAATGGATCATTATAGACTCTTGTATAATCATCAGGATTAAGTGCTCTGTAACACTCAAGGATAATAAATTCCCCTTCTTTAATATTATCATAATCAACATCAAGATACATTCTATCTTGTCTAATATTAAATCTTATTCTCTTATGCGTATTCAGAAGGAAGTCCATGGTCTCCAAGTAACTCATAGACATTGAATATGAGAGTAAGTCTGTGCTTCCAAAGTAATAAATATCATTCAAAAATAGTTGATATTTAAAACTAAACATATTGCTACTACTTATAGACTGAGCATCATCATATTTAAAAATCTTTTCAATACCTATGACCTGTGGTGGTATTTGAATATAATTACTATTTTCGTAATATGAGAATGTTGTTGCAGATCCAACTATGCTGGTAGTAACATTAGTAGTAGAAATACCTGTTTGAGTTGTTTCGCTTTTTGCACCTGGTGGTCTAGCTTTACCTCTCTCTATATCAGCAGCAGTCATTTGGTACTTGAGAAATGCTTTCTCAACACCATCATAATGTCTCTCTTGAAAATATTGAATAGCATCATCCATTAAGTCCTGGACTTGCTCATCAGCAACATTTATCTCCAAGACAGGAGCACCCAACTGTCTTAAACAATAATCTATAAGTTCTTGTCTTGAAGAAGGTTGTGCCATTATACACTATATCCTTTTCTATATTTATTAGATGGAGAGACCTCCCTCCACCAATACGTTTCCTGATACCATCTTATATACTGTTGATCCTGAACTTACAGCAGATATATCATAATAGTATCTACCTGGGTTTAAAGAGGTAGTTATATCATCTGTCAAAGCAATATTAAATTCACCATTTGCAGCACTTGTGATACCACTTGTAAATGAAGTAATTCCTCCACTTGATGCTCCAATGGCCACACTTTTTTTCATCCTTGCCTGAATTGTATAACCAGATAAATCAAATACAGATTTATTTTCCTGTTTAACAGCAAATGTAGATTTAAAGTCAGCACCTTCCAAAATAGTAAGGTTCACACCAAATGCTATATTTGAGTCTGGATTAAAGGTGATTGTGTTGTTAGCCATTAGTTAGTGCTTTTAACATTGATTTGATTTCATCTAGATCATCTTTTAAATTATCAACTTTTGTCTCAAGGGAGTCAACTCTTTCTTTATCAGATAAAAGTTTCTCCCTATTTTTTATGTATGCTTCAAATTCATTTTTATTTGTATTAATGATGGCATTATTTTTTTCATCTCTGGACAAATTATCATTGCCCTCAACAGGTATCAATCTCATGCTAATGCAATTGCTCTAAGATTTCTAAATTGTGGCACACATGCCTGGTTAGATGATGTCCCAATAAGTTTAAGTCTAAATGACTTAAATGGAGGGAGGTTATCCATGGTAAATTTGTATTCTGTAAAGTCATTAATTGCAGGTGTTTGAGTGAATTTATCACTTTTCTCCCTAGCAATATCAGGAGTGCCATCTGCCAAATTAATATTGATGACATTTCCAAATGTATCTAAATTATCTGTTCCAGGGAATGGTCTAAACTTAGTCTCTTTTGCAGGTACATCTTGATCAAGTGCAAAGAACATTCTAACATCACTAGATGTTGCAATGTAAGAGTCAATGAACACTTTCAATGATGTTGCAGGATTTTCAAGAACAACATTTTTTGTTACATATATCATACTATTTGGATCATTAGGAATTCCAGTGACTCTAGGATCAATTACAAAGTTAGTGATTGGACCATCTACTCTATTAGAAACAAATACAACAGAGGCATGGTTCAAATCAATCATTGGAGAAATTCTCTTATCATAGGTAATCATGTCAAGATTTAGAGTAAATGATTTGTTACCTGGTAAAGCAGTCAATGTTTCAGTTTCATTAATGTCAGATGCAACCATTCTTTGTGTTTCAAAGTAATTCTTCTTATTAAACTGAACATCTTGGAATCCCTGATCAATGAATGCAACTTCATTTCCAGACACTGATTGCTCAGAAATAGATCTAGCAGATGCAAGAATATAAGATCCCTCAACTGTTGTTGAGGTTATATCAGGAATAATCAACGAATATGGAATGTTATAAGTGCCTTTTGCAACACCTATGTTAGTATTTCCATCAGTTAGATAATTAGTCTTTGGAATGAATGTTCCACCAGCACCAGTTCTATTTGTTCCATTAGCATTCATGTCAACTTTAATGTGGTAAGAGTCAATACTAATTGGATCATCCTTAGTTACATTTTGAAGATTATGTTGTGTGTTAATTCTTCTCAATGATACACTATTAAACTCATACTTTGTTACAAGTTCATTAGTCTTATGACTAGCAGCAACACCTTCTGCTGCTCTTCCAATTCCAGTTAGTGTTCCTGATGTTCCTGTTCCAGAGGTAATTCCTTCATATTTAATAATCTCTTCACCTATTTGTACATAACCTGGATTGGTATTTGAAACACCAACATTTTCAAATGTATCAAATCCATTTGTGTTTGCAATTGAAATATTTGCAACACTTGATCTTGTTATGTCAGTAAGTAGACTTGATGGCAAGTTACTACCTTTAACACCTTTAATCCTAACTCTATTTGTAGTTGAATACATTCCATGATTTCTTTGTCTCACTTTAAGATGAAGTCCATCTGAAATCACAGATGTGCTTGTAGGAACAACAGAACCACCTACACCAGCGTTGACAGAAAGTCTTGTGCCAGAAGTTGAATCATACTCAAGATAATCATTTGCATTAGTGCTAAAATCACCTTGAACATTATGCAGAACAAGATTATTTTGTGCTGTAATAATACCAACAGTCAGTCTCATTCCAGAACCAATTCCCTTACCAAAGGGTAAAGGACTGACAACATCTCCAAGTGTAAATTGAGACCCACCATTATTAATTGTTGCACCAATAGCAACACCATCAAGAGTTGTGATATCAGCAGTGGCATTAACACCACGACCAGTAATTGCTGTCAATGCAATACCAGTATGAGTAAAGGAACCAACTGATGGAGTAAATCCAATACCAGGATTTGTAACACTTAATTGACCTGTGGCAATACCAGCAAACTTCTTAAGGAAACCAAATGCTCCAGTATTTCTCTGTATAACTTTGTTACCAACAATTAATGGATTAGCAGCACCACCTTGATTTACAGTTGTTCCAATACCAACACTAATTTTTCTTGACTCAGCAGATATTGCTCCAGGAGCAATAGCTTCATTCTTATCATCAAGATCTGGATTATAGAATTGAATATTGCCAGAACCAACAAAATCACATCTGGTAAGGACAAATTTCATGTCCTCATATTGACTTGGAGTCCAAACAGTGGAGTTTTGAGATTTAAATAATGATCCTAATACAGGTTGTTCTGTAACTAATACTCTACCTGATTCTGAAGCAAGTGTTGTAACATCTGCTTCTCCCAATCTTGAGATCCAGAGATTATATGTTGTTACATTTGCAAGAACAACTAAAGCATATTCTCCACCTGGTCTAAGATAAACTGGTGACTCAAATCTGAACTCTGTTGCTACTGTTCCATCTTCAGAAACATTAACATCAAAAGAATCAAGAGTAACCTCTGAATAACCAAGAATAGTTGAGTTAGGTGTTCCTAATGTAGTTTCTCTTATTTGGATTGTTACAGGTTGTGTGTCATCTTTAGTTTGGAAGAAGAGATCTACCTTGCTGGCATATATACCAGTCTTAGCATCTATCTTGAAAGTTTGTGCAAGAGGGTCACCACCCTGTGGTGGGTTTGGTGGTGGTGGAGGTGGGGGTGTAGGTCTTAGAGTTGTGCTGTTAATGATATCAAGATTAACATCAGACTCAACTGTTTGTGATTCAGGTATTACATCCACTGTAGAAACTCTTGCATTTCTAAGTGACAGAGTTACTTCTTCTGTAGTATCAATATCACCTTGTGAGTAGAAAATTTCCTCCGCATCTGTTGTAGTTGTCCCTTCAATTGAGCTGTTGATATTACTACTAGTCAGTTTAAATACATTCCTTCCAGTATTGAAGGTTTGCATTGTCAAATCACCCTCTCCTGGAACTTCAAAACAACCTTGAAGTGTCCCAACTCTATCTGTAATAAGATTCACATTTGCAACAGTTGCTTCTGCACCACTTGTTTGACCCTGAAGAGTCATAGTGTTAACAACATGTCCATTAAATGTTGGATTTTCTTCAGATGCAAGAGTTACAGTATCTACATTAAGAATTGTACTTTGGGCAGAATAAACTGATGGAACAGCATTTGATCTTAAATATGGATTACTATCATAGAAATCAGTGGGATTGTTGTAAGGTCCATATTTATGATTTGCACTGGCAACTCTAAATCTAATTGATGCTGAACTATTACCTGGAATTGAACCAACAACTTCTTCACCTACCTGGAACACACCAGAGTTCATAGTAATTTGAATTAATTTAGGTGTGCATCTTGCAGTAACGTTTACATTATCAAAGAATGCAAATACCTGAGTATTTGGTTTCATTCTAGTTGCAGTGAATTCAATATTTCTCTCCCTCATAAAGTTTGAGATAGTTCTATTTGTAATTCTAGTGCCAAATGACTCTGCATCTGTAAGCACTTCAGTCACAGTTTGTTGAACACCTGTCCTATTCTGTTCAATATTAATTGTACCATCAAGTGTGGTAGAATTAATTGTGCTCAAACTTGCATTGTTTCCACCAAGACCTAATGAATTTGTTGATTGACCTGTTCTTTGTGAGAATGCTGCAAAAGATTCAGTTTGGGTGGTTCCTGTAAGGTCAAGATTAATACCAGTGGTCTCCCAAGAGTTCCACAGTGTAGGTGCTACACCAGTTCTAAGACCATCAGCACCATCTTGAACATCTGCTTGAAGTGCAGCTGCAACTGACTCAAAATTGCCCTCTATAATTACATCATTTGTTTCAGGTGGTAAAGTGCTAACCCAAACATCAGTGGTTGGATTCAAGGCAATACTTCCTTTATAAAAATCAATTAAGAAGGGAGTTACATTTTCAACTCTAGTGGCGTATGGTTGAGATATTTCAGCAATTTCATTATAAAGTAAACTGACTACATTGCCTGTTCTTCTAACATTTTGTCCTGACAGTGCTGTAAATCTTGCATCTGCATCTGCTTGAGTAACACTTCCAATTCCTGGAATTACAGAACTACCAATTTGAAGATTTATGGCAGTTGTATAGTGTGCAGGTCTTAAAACTTTTGCAACTGGATCAATACTATTTCTAATTCCAATAGTAACATCTTGTGGAGTATAAGAGGAGAAGTTATCAATAAAAATACCAGATTTGAATCTATTCAGACCATTTGCATCTGAAACAAATGCATTCAAAGTATTTTGCTCAAGCATATTGAGAGATGTATAATACTCAAGGTTTTTTATTCTTCTCTCAAGTTTTGCGATATCATTCATCTGATATCTCTTATGTTCTACAAACTTAATTTTTGAGTCTCTTACATTATAAAGATATGGGGGACTAAAAATATTAGAAATGTTAAGGGCGCCAGGAAGCACATCAGGTAATTCTGGTCTATCAGATGGAGCACCAAGTGTTACTTGTATATCACCATTTTTAGTTAGATAAATTCTATCTGCTCTTCCAAGATAATAATCATATGCTAATATAGAAGTCTCATCACTTGCAAATATATGTGTTGTACTATGATTTCCATTATCAAAAACTCTGCCATCAAATTCAAATGGTGAATTTCCACCATCTGTAACGTTATAATCAGAAACTCTAGGTCTTAAATCAATTAAGTCAGTGTTTCTTATCCCATCAATAGTTTGAATTTCATTAGAGTAATTACAATTGATATAAGAATTTGCAGTTGTTATATCACCAGTATCACTTGAATCATAATCAAGATAACCATAATAAATTAAAAGTTTTTTATTAGGTATGTGAGCACCTCTTACTCTCTGTATCCTTGATATATCATAAATGTCACTTCTCTGACCATTGTCAAATTCAAATGAGGATGTAATATTTGGTGAACCAGATTGAATACTACTTACATTTGCCTGAACACCAGTATTTGTAAAGGTGACAATTTCACCATCTTGAAATTCTTGAGTATTGATGTAAGCAAAAGAAATTGATGATGATGATAACTGTTCAAGATAAATTGCTTTAGCACTACTCAAGTTTCCTACAAATATATCTCCAAGTTGAAGATCATTTGTATTTGCACTTGGACCTGTCATATTGGTGACAGTAAGTGAGGGACTTGATGGGTTATTAACATCAACTGATTCATAAACTGCATGAACAGTATAAACATCAGGTTTATTAAGTGATATTGTTTCGTCTTGCACCCTAGTTCCAAATGGATAATTACCAAACTCAAGACCATCATTTAATGTGGTTCCAGCAAATCCCACTGCATCAATTCCTGATACTGGATCAGATGATTTATCAATAATTAACTTTTGAACAAGATTTTTTCTCTTAATTTTTGAACTGATTTTATTTTGAAGAACAGTTCCAATTAACACTGCTGGACCAGATCCAGATAATCCAGTAATTGTGACTTCTGTTCTTGCAGTATTAAAACTAAATTTATCACTTGTTAGTATTTGAGTGGTGCCATCATCATTTTGAAGAGAATATCTTTCTTCATCAAAAGATTGCCATGTCTGACTATCAATATCATCAACACCAATAGCACCTGTTTCACCTGCAGCACTAATAGTTACATTTTTCTTAACTCTAATAACTGCATTAGCATTATTTAAATTAACTGACTTTACATTTACATTTGGCAATGCACTGTATAAAGTGTTTTTACCTGCTTCATTGCCACTATTGGAGGAATTTGCAAGTTTTGATGAAACAATTTTTAAAGAATTTACATTAAAGTTTGCATTAGGAAGAGCACCATTAGCAACTCCAGAAACTGTAGTAACAGCTGCTATTGTAAAATCTGTTGAGGCAACAGAAACAACCCTTGCAAAAGATACATCACCTAATCCTGGTCTCTCATATTGTACAATATTATTTGTTGTTACTACACCTACAAAAGTTCTCCCTCCAATAGAAGGACTAGTTACAGTAGATATTCCAGCGCTTTCTGCTGTGATTAAAGCGTTATCAAATGTAAGGATGGGACTTTGTATGACATCTGCAGTAAATGTGTTTGCAGTTCCAACAACTCCATGAACTGATTTAACATCAGCCATTGAGAACTGATTTGTTTTAGTAATAAATCTTGTAACATCACTATCACTATTAATAACAACAGGTTCTCCTACTATAAACTGACCCCTAACATTGACTAATGTATGAGCGATTCCTGTGGTAGCAATATCAACAAATCCAGTTGCACCACTTTGTTGTCCTTCAATAAATGATGATTTTGCAAGTGTGGTATCAACATTTAAACTTATTTCATTTTTAAATTCAATATCAAATAATGATAAATCCCACTGATTAATATTTGCATTAGTTGCATTATAAGATCCTGACTCTAATGAAAAATCATAAACTCTTGCTTTTCCAATTTCTTGTCCAGTTGCAGTAAATTTGTTTTCATCAAGTCTTCTAGATCTGAGAGAAAGAGTATTAGTAGTGTTAAAACCAATTGGAGCATTACCAGTTACATTATTTACTTCTAATGTTGGGGCAAAATCAAAGGAAACACCAGTGTTTGCAATTGTTCGTGCTGTTCTTGGTTTTGGAATATCTATAAACTGTGGTGATTTAATCTCAGTCTCATATCCTCTTACATATGCCTTACCAGGTGAAACCTGAACAACCATCAAATCATCTGAAGGAACATTTCCACCTTGAGTTAGTTGATCTGATCTATAAACACCTCTGTTTCCTTCAAGATTGTTTAAACTTTCTTTAATCTTAGTCTGCAATTCTTTGATATAGTAATGACCAGATTCTTCAAATGTTCTTTTTGCTAACTCATTTCCAAGAACATTATATCTTGTGCTGTTATTAAGAGCATTTTTAAGAGAACCATTGATAATCTCAGCAATTTGTACAAATCCCTGAGAGTCAAAATTGTCAATTGATTTTTTAGCTAGTGTGGCAGTAATTTCAAATCTATCAGCACCAGGTGCTGTAAAATTATTGAACCCACTTGCATTATCATACAATGTATTATCATCATCTGCTGTAATAATTTTTTCTTCAATTTGAAAACCAATTCTGTAACTTGAATCTGTAGAATACTGATCAAGAATTAGAATTTGATCATCAACAGTTACAAAATTACCTCTTAAGTAAAAAATACCAGCACTTAATATAAATGCAGTTCCTGTTCTTGCTGCCTGTGAAACAATAGTATTAGCAAATCCCTCACCTGCAGCAATAAATGAACTTCCAAATGCAATTGCTGAATCTGATGTTAATATTTCATCATCAAAAAATACTTCTGATGAATTGCCATCATCACTTGAATCCTCATAATTCAAATATAATGTATAATTGCCAAAATCAGATTGTGCATTAGTGATGAAGGTTACAACTTTTGCTGTAACTCCTGATGTTCTACCTGTTATTTTTTGACCAATTAATGAGTCAAGATATAGATTTACAGGCACTCCTAAAAATTCAGGTTGAATCTGAATGCAGGCAAATCTAGATTTATATGATGAATTGCCAGGTATTACAACACTACCCTCTTTAAAGAGGTTGTCTCCCATCGCCTCAATCTGCCCCTGCAGAATTGATTGAATATTATTTAACTCTCTTGCCTGAATTGGAAAAGAAGGTTTGAATAAAACTTTATTGTAATTTTTAGTTGCATCAAAATCATCAAAATAGGGAGCAACATTGAGATTAGTTTCCTGTGGCATAATTCTTTAGAATTGCAAAATGATTTTGACGTCTTCTTTCTGGGTAGTGGACCTAGTTACTGGAGGTCTATTGTCAACATAGACAATATTACCTGAATATTTTTTAGCTTCAGGATTTGCAACTCCTTTAGTAAATTCCTGCCCAAGATTATATGTCTTATTATTTATTACAGTACTAATACCTGTAAATGAGGTACTGATCTGTAAAGTGGCAGATCCTCCAGTAATATTTAAAGAACCTCCTGTATTTGACAATGCATTTGCATCAAAAAGAATATTGACAAATCCATATTTTGGAGATGAATTTTGTGAACCATCAGAATTAAATCCTACATTGGTTCTATCTTGCCAATATTTTAGAACACCAGTTGTCTGATCATATGAAATTACTCTTCCAACTGCAGTTGAACCTAAACCAACTGTTTGTGCAATTTCAACATCTGGTGTAAAAGTTACAGAACTATATCCTGTTCCAGTTAATCTTAATGCATAAGTTGCAGCTGCTCTATCAGATGTAAGTAGATTTGTTGATCCAAATTGTAATGGATTTTCAACTAGTCCCACTCTTGCAAACTGATTTCCAGTTATAAAATCTGGATCATTTGCATCATTATCATATCTAGAATATGTCAATACATTAAAGGCACCCAATTCACTGTAAATATCATGACCATGACCACCTGTAGGTGGAATAATTACATCAAATACAGCAGATGTAGAACCAGATATTCCAACTTCAGAAAGATCAATTGTTCCATAAGTGTAACCTGATCCACCACTTGTAACAGATACTGATTGTACTTTACTATCAGCATTAACTACAACAGTTGCTTTACCACCTTTTCCATCACCTTTAATTGAAACACCTGTGTAAGTATTTGCGTTTCCTAATCCAGCACCTCTATTTCTAATAGTAATAATTTTTAATTGACCACTAGAAGCAGCATTTGATTTAATAGTGGATGTCTCAGTTGTATTTCCCCAATTATTTGGGACTGGAATATAATTAGTAGAATCAAATTTTATGGCATCACCTGGTTTAATGGTGTATAGATATTTCCAAATATAACCATCACCACTAGAACCTGCTGCTTTAGGTTCTAAATCTGTAAAAGTTGGTTCATCTAATGAAGGACTTCCTCTGAAGTTATTTTCAGGACTTGCATTATTATAGAGACAAATGTAAACTCTAAAATCACTATTCATTACATAATAATTAGATGAATAGATATTAAATGAACCAGATGGTTGTGAAGGATTTGATCTTGAGATATCATTTCTCCACATATCATAAATGTTACCAGATGACCAAGTGTTTTTATCAACAACTTGAGTTACATCTCCACTGCTAACCTTTTTTAAGGCAATCATTGTGTCCCAATAATCATTTGATTCATCTAAATTGTCTTTAGGAGATGGAGGTGTTGCCTCCCAAGTTGATGAATAGTCAGTGGCATTGGGAAGACCAATGAACGTATAATAAGAATTGCTACTGGATTGAACACCAGCAACAAAATTTTTAGCATTTAATATACGAAGTTGATCAGTTATAATCGCAGCCATTTTATTAGGACTTTTTGTTTATTTATAGGGGATTAAGTGTAGTTTTTAAATCTAAGAGGATTGGTTCTTTGAACCAAAGCAGAAGTAGAAATACCAATCACTCCATTTTTATTAAAGGCATCAAAAGTCTTGGTATTTGTTCTTTCTGCAAAGTCAATAATACCCCAACTATAGTTGCCCATAAATGGTCTAATAGTGTGAGCAATTCCTGCACCAAATGTATCAACATTACATTTAATTCTTGTAACTGCTGTTGTAATGCCAGAACTGTTCTCAGTGAAAACTGTTACCATCTCTGTTGATGCTGATCCAACTTGATATACACAATCTAAATTAGTGGTTGCTACACCTACAGCAGATGCAAATGTGCTTCCAATTGATAAGAATGTATCCTTAACAACAACTATATCACCAGATTGAATACCACTAACTGTGATGGCAGTGCCAACAACAGATGCATCTCTCATAAATGAATCTGTTGGAATAAACAGATCAAAGAACAATTGTTTTTGTGCTCCTACATTAGTACTACCAACTCCTACAATGACACCATTATCACCACTATATGAAAGGACATTAATAACCTCTTTATTAATCTTAGGTGGTTCAATGAGCACCAGTGGTTGTGTGGCATAATCAGTACCAATACCAGTGATAGTGACACTAGTAACAACTCCTGCTGTTACAGAGGCAGTAGCAGTTGCCTGATGAGTTGTTATTCCACTTGGTGCAGCAATAGTGACTGTAGGTGTAAAATCATAACCTGCACCACCATCAGTCAATGTTATTGAAGAAATAGTGCCACCAGTTGAGACAGTTGCAGTCGCAGTTGCTTGATTAGAAGCATTTTGAGAAATAAGTGTGACAGAATTTTGGAATGATCTGTTTGAAGACTCATTTGCAGTATTAAACAATGGTCTTACATTGTCAACATATGCTTCAGTTGAGGCAACAGAAACTGAACTTGTCAAATATGCTGCAGGGAAAATTGATGGTTCATATTTTTCTCTATCCTTACCAACAAATTGACCATTAATTCTTCTATCAATTGTTTGTTTGCACCATGTCAAAGGTCTGGTCACAGTTCTATTGTTTGCAAGTCCAGGTCCAGCATATGCGTTTGTTTTAACAGCATCAATTGTAGTTATTCCTGTTATGACTCTTTTATTTTGATCAAATATAATACTCTGACCACCATCAATATCAGCATTTAATTCAACAGTATCACCAATTTTAACTGTCTGCAATATGTCTGTAAATGTTACATCACTATCTCCACCTCCCTTATAAAATAGTATTCTTGATGTATCACCATCTGGAACACCTGAATTAGGACCTTCAGGTGCCTCATTAAATGTAATTTGACTTCCACCCTCAAATGTGTAAGATTCTCCAGGAACTTGAAGAATATCATTGATAAAAACAAGGAGTGTTTGATCAACTTCAATATTAGAATCACGAGATGCTCTAATTGAAATTGGTTGTCCCTGTAATGTTAATGGGAATACTTTTTTCACTCCATCAAATAAATTATCAATTCTGTCAAAGACTTGGAATTCGCCAGGAGAATAACCATTAAAACTATCACTGTAAGTATCTTGAATTGAAATTTGGAACTCACTAAATGTTATTGAGGGATCAGTGGGAATGCCCAATGCACCTCCAACAGGCACTGTGAGAATATCTCCTCTCTTAAATGCGTATCCAAAATCATTTATTTCAAAACCTATTACACTAGATCCCTGACCAACAATAATGTCTATAGTAGCCTCTGTGCCAACACCTGAAGAGGATGATGAATATACAAGAGGAATGTTACTATAGTTAAGTGGTTTATCAATTACAACAACAGGTGCATTTGTATTAGTATATCCAGAACCTGGATTAGTGATATTAACACTAGATACATGTCCATCAGTAATGACTGCAGTTCCAACATGCTCTAAAATAGGAACTACTCCAAAGTAAGTTTGAACACCTACAGTGTAGGATGTAACAACACCAGTTCTATAACCAGAACCACTGTTACCTATGCTTACTGAGGTGATAGTTCCAGCAGATGATACTACAGCAGTTCCACCAGCACCAATTAATGGTTGATAACCAGCACCTTCAACTGAACCAACTGATACTATCATTCCTCCAATTGGGAGACCACCAGCATTTTGATCATAACCAGTTACTGATCCAAGACCAGCAATAAATGTTACAGTGGATACACCAGAACTTTCAGAGTTTTGATATGAACCAATTTCTAGTGATTGTACACCTTGTGGTGTTTGGAAAATATTATTAACAAGTAGAATTGTATTAGATGAGATACCACTTACATTTTGACCATCTGATTTTAATGTAAATTCACTTGCAATTCCTGTGAATTGATGTGATATATCATCAAATACAAAGTTTTTACTATAAGTTTCATTTGTTGAAGATTCAACTCCTCTCTTTGTAAATACTCTACCACTGAATGTAGAGTTTGTAGAGATGCCAGAGAAATCTCTTTCATCAGGAGGATTAGTAGAAGTACCAATTGGTATATTTCCAAAAGGAGCACTTACAAAGTTCAATACATTATTTGTAACTGTATAATTACCAACAAATTTTTCAATAGTTGCACCAACACTATGAATACCAATTTCAGTTCCAAGAATAGGTCTTTGAACAAATAAAGTTGTGCCTGTTCCAGTCACTGATGTTACTCTCATAAATTCATCATCAATTTTTATGATATCATTAGAACTAATTGATGTGATTCCACTTGTGCCAAACCTTGTTTGGAATACAACGTCTTCTGATAAAGTAGCTGCAATACCAGTATTAGAAATTGGTGCCTGAATCATATTATCAACTGATACAAGCATTTTAGTTGTTTGCTTAGTAGCAGTGATAAAGTGTGAATTTCCAACTCCAACACTATCAAGTTCAATAAAAGTAGGATTGATTGCTTGTGCATCAGTTGGACTAGTTGCAAAACCAATTTGAGCATCATTTACTTTAATTACAAACAAATCAGTTGGTAATACTGATGTTGAACCAACACTTCCACCAAAATTAGTTGTAACAATACCAATTCTTTGATCAGTTCCAGTTACTGTATATTTGATTGCTTCTCCACTTTGGAAGAAATGATTTGGAAGAGAAATTTGATTTGATGTTGTATTAACAATAGATGTTGATGAACCATCAAACTGTCTTTCAAATATAGGATCACCCCTATGAGTTAGATTGAAACTAGTTCTTATTTCATTTTTAGTTCCAAAATAATTACCAGTTTGTGCTCTTAATAAACCATCATTTAAATCAATCTGATTATCAGTAATATTGTCTGGAGAAATTTCTCTTAAATCAACAAAGAATGATCTAACTTCAACAGCAATACCTGGATTAGGTGTATATGTAACCTGAACTAAATTACCAGTAGTTGCAATACCAACTGTACCAAGTGATAAGTCAGTTTCAACTATACCAAATGGAGATATTCCCTGTGTAGGAATTGTTGTTGAGTTTACAACTCCAATTTCAAACATTTCATGATGATTATTTGAAGTATCTTCAACTGTTATTATTTGATAAGATGCACTATAATTTTCACTTGCGTCAATAGTGTCATAACTTGACACAACATGAGCAGTAGGAGATCCTGAGGAAGCAATTGATGTATATGCACTACCAATTCTGGCAGTATTCATTGTAGTGATACCTGGAATAGTGTTTCCTCTTGCAGTATTTACAATCTGACTGTATGAAGTTGCTGCTATACCAGTATTAGGATGGAACTTAAGAAGAACATCAGATCCGCTAATTTCAGCACTATATGTTCCAATGCCACTATCTCCATATAGGATATTATCATCCTCATCAATATTATTATATTCTACAAAACTAACATCAGTTCCATTATGGACTATATTTAATTCAGCAAAATGATATTCATCACCAGTCACTAACAAGTTCATTACCTTAAGTGATCTGTAACTTGTTCCTACAGAAACAATATTGGTAGTTGTGCCAGTTGACACATTAACTTCTTGACTTTCATAATCAATAATATTACCAAATGAAGTTACAGCAGCACCAGTCTTTGTTGGTTCAAAGGCAAATGAGAATGAAGATACAAAATAATTGTTAATAGTGAATTTAGTTGGATGGAATTGAAAATCAAAATCATTATCAGTGATTGCAAGATCAAAGAATCCTAAGTCTGGGAATGTGTGAATGATTCCATAACTTGTCAAGTAACCAAAGTCATCATCTACTATGGCAGTGGATACTTGGAATTGTCTCTCATCTGTAAATGTGCTATCCTGTACATAGAATAATGATTTTACAAATTTAACTCCAGGATCAAATGTAGATATTGAAGCAAACGCCTCTGCCCTTTCATTACTATTGAATAATCCACTTACATCATCTACACTTAGAACTCTGTTACCTGTTGATTCAAAGAAGTCAGTTAAAACAACATTTTCAAAGAAAACAGTGTCAGATAATGTTTCACCATTTACATCAAATAAATTTTCTCTTGCAAGATCAAAATCATAATAACAATTTAAATCACCCTCACCAATACAATCAACAATAAATGACATTTCAGTATCATTTACAACTGGTGTTAAGTTGCTTTCAGATTCACTTTCAATCTGCAAATCAGAGAACTTTTTAAATCCTGCTGTATGGTTTAATGAACCAACAGTATTATCCCATTGATCAAATGGGATTGTTGATTTAAGTGAGTATGAAAATCTTTGATAATAATTATTATCTGGCATTCTTTGCAGACTATCATTTAATACACCAGTATCTCTTGACCAACCATAATTAATAGTAGTGCCAGCACCAGTTCTAATGTCTGCAATAAAGTCAAACTTTTTAATTACAACTCCTCTAGTTTTTGAAGAGTCACCAATAACTAAATCATTTATATTAAGATCATCAGTAGTTTTTATTTTAACAATATCTGTTTCATTATTATAATCATCAACAATACCATTTTTTGAATTCCATCTAACAGTTTCATCCTGTAGAAACTTATTTTTTCCTAAGATAGGTTTGAATACTGGTAAATGAGATTCTGGTATTACTCTGGCAGAATTTAATGAGAGAACGTTTCCAGGAATTTCAGTGGAACTTAAATCATCTTCTAGTGAATACTCAACATAAGCACCTGCACCACCAGGGTTAGTTTGCACTCCTACAATTTCAAATAATTTGTGCTTATATTGTTCAGAGTTATAACCTCTACCTGTGCTTCCAATTCCAATGTTGACTCCCTCAACATATAACTTATTTCCAATAGAGAATGGATATTCACTATTACTATTAAATTGGTTAGTCAATCCCAATCTAATAGTTTTACCATTTACAGTAATACTTCCAATATCAAAACCATTTGAGTTTCTAGTTGCAATAATTCTAGGTGTGGTTGGATAAAAACCTCTTGAGTTTGTTATAATATTAACCTCTGTATCACCTAATTCAAATTCTAAATCGCAATCAACAATATCACCAGTAAATCCATCCCTAACAATAAGATTGGGTGGCACTAAATAATCTTTACCTGAAGTTGTAATACCAATTCTTTCAAATGATGCTAGTGGATTTACTTCAACAATTTCAGGAAGATTAGCAGTGGGTTTAAGAGTTTTGTCAGTAGGATAATTCCAACCTATATTATTTGATTTAAACTTTTGATTTTGAATCTTACCAATAGATTGAGATTCTGCAAAAAGAATAGCACCTGTTCCAATACCAGTCTTAATTGATGATATACCAGGTAGTGTTTCATAACCATAATTGTTATCAACTAAATCAACATTTTTAATTGAACCAAGTGCATTTATTGATGTGGTTGTATATTCTGCATCAGCAGTTGTTCTACTATAAGAAGTTATAAGAGACGTATTATCAAGATCAAAATTAAAAGTTGTTAGACCCACACCAGTGATGGTATAATTTCCATCTAAAATTGATGAAGACTTAAATATAGAATTATTAGAAATTACATCAGAATCTATAACAACTTTTTTCTCATCAAATATAAATGATTCATTTACAATATTAAATTTGTAAAATAGTGCAGGTGGAGTTTCATTAATATTAATTGTTAATTGACCATCTACTCCAACAACACCATCTGTTTTTACATTAAATTCATTCTCACCATTTGAAGTTAAATATTGATTGACAAACAATGTGTCAGTGTAGATTGCCATTTCAAAAGCAGGATATTTGATTGAATTTGAAATGAATGACAATGAGCTATCTGATAAATCAAATTTTAGATTCGTTGATGCAGTTACACTTGGATTAATTTTAGATATAGTTCCAATACCAGCAGTTGTAATGTTTACAAAATTTGGTTTGATTGAATTTAGTTCAAATTTATTTTCAACAAATTTAATTGTTGTTGGAGAATCACTAATAACATAATACATCTTTTCATTAACAAGTCCACCAGATGGTGAATTAGATGTATGAATAATTTTATCACCTGTCTTAAAAGTGTTTGTTGCAACACCAATGGTATTGTCAATTGTATTGACTGCAGAGGCAGCGAATGTTTGTGGATCAAATACAATTCTTCTATTGAAGTTATTGTATTTTACAATAATAGTTGTTTCATTTTTTGGATTTAATGAAAATAGAACTTTGTCATCCTTTCTTAAACCATGAGTGCTGGCAGTAGATACAGTTACATTAGTCCTTTCTGCTTTTGCTGATGCAACATTATCAAAATTAGTTACAAAACTATGATAATTACTGGTTCCAACACCAGTAAAATAAAAAAGTCCAATGGTTGAGTCAAGTATTCCACGATAACCTGATGTTGTTAATCCAATCCTAGTAGAAGAAAGACCAATAAAGGTGTTATCAAAAGGAGCAACAAATAGAGTTGAAAAATTAGTTAATGATGTTTTAGCAATTCCACTTCCTCCATTCCAAACTTCAATAGAATCACCAGTGTTTGTTTTATATGTTACAGTATCATTAACCTTGAATGTATGATTAGGGATATAAATTTGTTGTTCAGGAACAAAAATGTTAGTTGCACCTGCTCCTGGATTTGAGAACACAATTGTCTTACCAGCACCAACAGTAGTTAAACTTCCAACACCAACTGCTTCATTTGGATCAAAGTAATGTTCAGTATTTGTTTTTAAAATTCTAGTTGTTTTTAACGTACCTACATTAATTGAAAAACTTCTAGGATCTTGAAATAGTTTTACATTCCCTGTGTGAGCAGCTCCAGTAGTGCCATTCTGTGCTCTTAGAACTCTAACTCTATTGTTAAGCGCATCGCTGTTAAGAACCTTTACTTCCTCAGACTCAATTTTAATAATATCATTTGGTCTCATAAATGGGTACTGGAAGGCACCACCAACACTAAAGAATGTAACAATACCAGTGTTTGCAACTGTATCTACATCATCAAGAAGAACATATGACCCAGTATTAATTCCAATGTTATAATATTTGTCTAAACCAGGGTAGAAGTCAGTTAAACCAGATATTTTAAATCTTGTATTATTTGAAAGATTATGAGGGGAAGTCATAAATCCAACAAATTTATTAGAGGCACCTGCATTTGTAAATTCAATATTTGTAAAAGTGGTGGTTGCAATGTCTACAAAATCTACCCTCTTACCACCAATTTTATTAATTATTCCTCTTGCAGTTTTACCTGTGGTGTCACCCTTAAACACCACTCTATCATTAATTTTATAATTTGATCCACCAGTAAATATTCCAACACTATCTACACTTCCTTTTGAAGTCGCTGTTACCTCAACAATTTGCTCTTTAACATTATTAGAATTAAATATGTAATCATAACCACCAAATTTTGAATTAATTTTATATGGTGTGGTAATTCTTCTCCAATTATTTTGCACTAAATCATAATCAACATGATTTGAAACTTTTTTAAAATTGAAATCATTCTGCTTATGTTGGAATGAATTACCAATCAAATAAGGGAATTGTGGTCTCTTGAAGTTTTTAAAAGGACCTGTGCCATCTGGTGATTGTGAAATAGTTGAGAAATAAACAAATTTTCCATTAGGATAATCTGGTGTTACACAGAATCTACCATTAGATTCATTAAGATCTCCTGTGCCAATGTAATCAAAGTCCTCAACAAAGAATCCTAATGGATATAAGTTAAGTGGAGGTCTGTTAGGTTTAGTAACTGATACATATCCAGATTTCATTCTTCTTACACCACCACCATTAGGTTTATCATAACCAAATGGTCCATAAATTGGAGCACCATCATATGCCCAACCAATAATTGGTGAATGATATTTTGAATCAGTTTCTAAACCAAATTCAATAGTCAAATCAGGGTGATTATATTGAGGTTCAGCATTTGATTTTTTACCATAAACAATAGATCTTAGATTTCTAGGTGCATATAAATGCGCTAATTGTGTTGTATTATCAATTGATCCAGAGGTAATAATACAATCATCATCTGTAAGTTTATTAAACTTTTGCTCAAACTTATTAACAACCCATTGATTAATATTGGCATCAATAGATCCATCAGTGCCTGAAGGTACAATAGTTATCAATGAATCATTTTTATAATCAATTCCACCTGACACCACTATTACTGAAGTAATAGAACCATTTATGATAATGGGTGTTAATTTGCAATATTTTCCATCAGAAATAATTAATTCTGGTGGAGAATTAAATCCACTACCACCTTGGTTTACAACAACTTCCTTGATTGATCCGTTTACAACAATTGGTGTAAGTTGTGCCAGTTCACCACTTTCTAAAGAAACAACAGGTTTCCTGTCAAAATTTAAAATTTCAGATGAACCATAACCAACACCTTCACTTTGAACATCAGCACTTGTTATACTACCTCTAATAATTGGTTGCAAAGTGCAATCAATGTTTTGACCAAATGATGTATTAACACCAACTGATCCACTAACTGTTACAGTAATTGGTTTATAATTAAAACTACCAGAACCTAATTTAATGATATCTAAAACAATATTGTTGTCAATATAATATCTTTTTTCTAAAGAACCAGTTCCTACTTCATGTAGATTAAAATTATCATCATCAATCTTTCTAACAAAATAATCAGTTTCAGAAGAAATACCTGTTATTGCAGTTCCATTTGGTGTGTATTGAACAATATCATTTGTTTCATAACCATGATTAGTAATAGTAAATGTGTTAAGTGATGTACTGATGCCTGTTGAAAGAATTGTTCTTTTTTGATTTTTATATCCTGAACCAGGGTCAGATATAATCACATTACTGACAACTTTTTTTCTCTCTACAGTGGAGAAAGTTTGTTGACCATTACCAAGACCTGTTAAACTGACAGTATTAATACCAATACTTGCATCATCAAACGTGGAGAATAATTTTATTCTTGTGCCATCAACAACCTTGGCAAAATACACTTGATTAGTGCCAAGACCAACAACTGGATTTTTTGTAGTATTATAAGTTACTTGCTCAATGTCTCTTAAATTGTGGAAGGTTAAAAATCCAACAATATTATTTGTTAGATCCACACCACCATCAATATTATTAAATGAAACACCTGCATTAAAAGAAATAGAATGATCAATTTCAATTAGATTGACTTCTGCTTTTGCAGGCACATCAGGATTTCCACCTTCAATAGTAACAACTGGAGTTTCAAGATAATCAAAACCCTTGTCAATTATTCTTAATTCTGAAACAGATCCAGAAACACTTACAGAACCTGTAGCACCTGTTCCAGCACTATCAGTAACACTTACAACAGGGGGATTAATTACATCATAGTTTTTACCAGGACTGGTAATCTCAAATGATTTTATTCCACCATAAAAAATTACATCAGATGATTTATAATTATCTATCTCAACACCATTAATTAGTACACCTATTTTTCCAGGCTTTGTTGTAAAAACACCTGCTTCTTGTTCTGGTTCATTAATCTCTCTAAAAATTTTTTGACCAGTAATTGGTTTTTCAAAGAAGGGATAATATGTAAATTTATTATTTGTTACAGTGCCTGTGGGTGTGATGAATTTATTATTAGCAAGATCTGCTTTACTTTTTGCTAATTTGACATTAAAAGCATCCTCTCTCTTAATAAAATATATCCCTTCATCCACGTCACTGAATCCATCAGTTGTGGTATCAATAAAGGTTTGTCCACCAGTTGTAGATGCTGTGCTTACTCTGCTGTAGTTATAATAAACTGCATCACCAGTGTATAATCCATGGTCTGATGCAGATGAAATTTTTATAATATCAAAATTTGCTGAACCACTAAAGGTAAACACTTTGTCATCACATCTTATTTCATCTTGATAATTTGGAACACTATTAGATGCTAACAGATATGATCCATTTTTTTTGTATGAATTCAATACATTAGAATTAATAGTATCAATAGGAAGTTCATTAGAATTTCCTTTAAGTAATTGATTTTCAAGAGAGAAATTATTACTTAAAGTATTAGATGGGATGGCATTAACCATCTTTACATTTAATTGTGTATCTGAATCAATTGAAGATACTTCACCTGAATAAATTGTATTTAAAAGTAAATCAGTTAATTCAATTTTATATCCAACAATTAAATTATGTTTTTCAAAAAAACTAATTGTGTATATATTATTTCCAGGATTCGTTAGAGTTAGATTTTTTACATCTAACTTAGACTTTACATTATAAAACCAATCAGTTTTAAAAGAATTATCTTCTACTCCAATTGTTTTTAAACTAATTCTATCACCTTTTTTTAATCCAAAGTTATCATTAGTATATTCAATTGATTGTAGAGTTGATAAAATTCTAACTCTAATTTGATTATCACTTCCAATACCAATATTTGCAAATGAATAATCATTATTTCTTACATCAATGCCTTTTGTAAAATTAGTGGTAGTGGTGGTTAGACCAATAAATTGTGTTAAATTTTTATCAGTATAATTAATTAATTGTTCATCACCATTATCATCAATCATGGATAATGATCCAGATGATGCAAAATCAACTGTTGAATCAACATCAATAATTGTTGAACCAACACTTACATTATTAATGAGTAATGTCTTAGAGTTAGGTTCAAACTTTCCATATATTGTGCCATCAACATCAATATCTCGTTGATAACCAGTGTCAATGGAAATTTGATAAAAGTCACCATCTACGTTTAATTTTTCAACCTTTGTTACTGTTCCTCTTGCATTTGTAGAATTTTGAAAAATTGTTCTGTTATTTAATTTTAGTGGATCACCAATGTATTTTTCTACAATATAGTCTTGACTAACTACGTAATTTGCGTCTGATGGTCTAATCAAAGACTCATAAGGTTTCAGTATATCTACATCAACACCATAAATTGATTTGAACAGAATTTTAAATGATTCATCTGTTCCCTTTGATTTGTAAAAACTATCAGCACCTGTAATAAAATTTTTTTTATTTAAATTAGATGCAAGAGTTCTATCTTCAAAACCAGGTGCAACTTGTGTCTTTAACTTTGTAAAAAATTCTTGTAAAAATAAAACACTTAAATTTTTAACAGTTGCACCATTTTCATGCTCTTCAACTGTTGTGGTAGTAAATGTTTGTTTATCAGGTACAAGTGTATTAATATATTCTGTAACACCACTGAAACCCCTTATACACCCTTCTAAAGTAGTGTCAGTCTTAGTGCTGTATTTAATAATCTCATCATCAATTTGAATCAAACCATTGGTTTTAGGAAATTGATGTGTGAAATTAGTATCAGCAGATAATAAAATAGATGTTGACTCTGTATCAATGTCAGCACCTAACTTTGCCTCTGTTTTTAAATTAGCAAGTTCCTCAACTCTCACATATTGATCAAGATTTTCAATCAGGTCTAAAACACCACCCTGTGTCTCTTGAGAGACATAATACTCCTCTAAGAAATTTAAAAGTAAGGGAAAATCATCCTGCACATATGAAGGAATCTGGGATGATAATACATCCTGAATTTGAACTCTATCTACCGCCATTTCTTATTAATAACCTGAAGATGAAGATGATGAACTTGATGATGAACTGGAACTGGATGTTGTAGTAGAACCAGTAAATGTTCCAGATGAATATGTAGTTGAGGTTGTGGTGCCATCCATTCCAGATATCACTGTAACAGTGCCTGATGTAACAGTTGGAGTTGGAGTGCTAGTTTGTGATGTTGTTACAGTGGATGAAGATGCTAAGATCTCTTGACCTCTGACAAGTTTTCCATTTGAATATGAAGAAGAAACAATGTAATTACTTCCAGATATATCATCACCAGATGCAATTTCATCTGATACAGCATTAATGGTAACATTCAGTGGATCAAGTTGAAGATATAAATCTTGCTTACCAATTACATCATTTGAGTAAGGGGTAGCAGATATTTCAATCAGTGCCTCACCTCTATTTACTACAGTAGAAATGATGTTAATTGGTGACAACATTATTTCACCCTTAACATAATCTACTGATCCAACATCTTGTTTTAATATTACATATTCAGTTTCAGAATTTAACTTGAATAAGAACATTGTACCCTTTTTCAATGTTTGATCTGGTGAATCACCCAGATAAACTGTATCAGAAATACCTGCTACTTTAAAACCAGATGATTTAATATTAAAACCAATCTCACCACCATGTGTGCCATGACCATGATTTTTTATATGAAATCTGTTTCCAAAACAAATTTCATATTCAGCAAATGAATTCAAGACAACTTGCATATCTCTACGCATATTCACTGTTGTAATATTAGAAGTTATAGAGGTATGACTGTTATCTAAAACATTTTGAAATTTGCTATATTTAAATCTTGCACCAAACTTATTGAGTTCTGAAGAATTTGCATATGCATTCACATTATTTCTACAAACACCAATCACTGTTGTTGGACTGGGTGCTTTATTTTCATTATAATAAACAAAAGAATTAGTTTCAACATAAAGGTACTTCAAATCAACAATCTCTGGAATAATGCCTGCAACAGAGTACTTTTTAAGTTGTCTTGATATATCTTGTTTTATGGTGGTAGAGAGAAAGACACCATTGATTGGTTTGACAGCAATCAATACATTTCCAAACTTAGGTGGTGTCAGTTCCTCACCACCAAAAGCAGAAACAGACTCTGCTTCAGGATAAATTTTAGGAATCAGTGCTTCATAATCAACTGCAGTAACAGCACGATTTTGTGAAGCATATATTTGAGGAGCAAATTTTTTAATAGATTCTACACTTTCAATTTCTGCCCCACCAAAACTTGATTGATCAGTAAACAAACTTGTTATATTATTTGTAATTGAAGCACCATTGTTATCAACTAATTGACCAGCATATGATAGTCTTGAAATATTATTACCTGATGAACCATTAGATACAATGTAACCTGCTTGAATTACATTTGGTTCTTGAACAGGCAGTCCAAATATACCATCACCAAATGTAATTTCATATCTCTCATTATCTACCTCTTGTAAGTAAAATATAGGTGAGTCTGATTTAATGTCAAATAATCCTTTTTGTTGATTATATTTTCTTATTATTGATGAACTTGCAGAGTCCTTAACATTTACTCTAATCAAATTAGTATCAATACCAGAATTATTCAAGATGTATCTTTGATCAGGAGTTCTAGAGTTCACAGTGAACTCTTGCATGATATAAACACCTTCATAAATTGTAATGGAGTCAAATGTTGCTAAACCATTATCATCAACACCAACTGTTATATCCTCTGGTATAGAAAATGTAAAACTTGATCCACCAAAGGTTGAAGATGTGGTAGCAACAATACCTTTCTTTAAGGTAACAGAAACAGTTGTTGTGCCACTTACATCAACTGCAAATGAAACTATTGCTCTTGCTGATCTTCTTGGTCTTGGTACATAACCAATGTTCTTTGCAAGTGATACAACATTTTCTCTTAATGTAGCACTATCAATGAAGACCTCATTGGTCACCATGTTTGCATTATAAGAATTAATATATGTATTGTATGCTAACAGATCAATAATAGTTGAAAGGTTAGAACCTTCAAAATCATAATCAGTGAAGTCTGAATTCGCACGAAGGTAATCCCTTAAGGATGTTTTGATTTGATTAAAATCTAGATTGCTGAAATTTACTAAAGGCATTTACCTAGTGAGCTCTAATGCAAAGTTGATTTGTTGGGATGATGCTTCAATCCCAATTACTTCATAATTTATTTTTACATCAAAAGCATTATTAGGAATGTTCGCTTCTACATCAACACGATTTAATTGAACTCTAGGTTCATACTTAATAATAGTATCTTCAATTTGTGATTGTATTGATGCTGCTGTTATCTGATCTAATTGATCAAATAATGATTCATAAACTTGAGAACCTAAAGTAGGTTGAAATGGTTTATCACCTGGTTCTGTAAGTATTAAATTACGAATAGATCTTGATATTGCATTTTCATTTTTTAACGCAATGAGATCACTGTTCAAAGGATTTGTTTGAAACGTCGCACTTATATCTTTAAATGGTTTGCTTACCCTTTGAACAGGCATGATCTAGACACTATGATATGTCTTTATTTATAGGGGTTATTTAGAAATTTAAAGAGGATCTACAAGATCATTGATTTCCTTCTTTTTATCCTGAGTAGTTTTCCAGAAATATGAGTCCTCATCACCAAGTCCCATTCTGTCATGACCATTCTCCACCTGGTAATATTCAGTTGATACCTTAAAGTCAGGCATCTTTGGATTCTCTGGTGTCAGACTGTTATCATAGATACGAGTTCTGTTATTAGGATAGAGACAATACTGACCATTGTTCAATTCAATCAGGTTATGTGACTTGTGCTCAGATGGTATCTCAGAGGTGCTGTAATCAACAGTATCAATGTCCTGGTGGTAATTGTCTATAGTACACACATAGGTGCCTTTCTGGACTCCATGGTCCCTTGTGAGCACCTCATAGTCCATTGATCCAATGAACTGCTTCTGAACTGCTACAACCCCATAGTCCATACAATTCCAGAACTGTAGATTATACAGACTCATATCTGGGTCAGGTGTCTTTGGTTCTGATACAAATGCACTGATAGGAAGTTTATCATACATTGCAGCATATTCTGGTAGATAGGTTTCAAAATAAAATGCCCTACCAGGAATACTCTTTGCTGATACCCACCAACCTTT